TTAAAACAAGTTTTGTAATATTTCGCTTGCTTTTTTGTCTTCTTCTGGTATTTGGTCTAAATAATAATTAGCAGCAGTTGATGGTAAATGCCCCAATCTTTTTGCTACACTTACTACATCTAATCCTTGATTAACTAATATACTTTCGTTTAAAGCTCTTAAATCTTTTAAATTTATTTCTCTCAAATTGTTATTTTTTAAAAATTGTTTAAAACTTTTTGAAAATGTATCAGGGTGCATTGTAAATAAATTAGTTTCTTTTAGTGGTTTTCCTAAAAAGTCATAGTATTCTTTAATTTTGTTTATATAAGTATCTGGAACATAGAATAATCTTGTTTTTTCATTTTTTATGTCTTTTAAAGTTGTTCCACCTTTTATTGTTACTTTATTTTTATTAAAATCTATTGTTTTTCTTAAAAAATTAATGTCATTAAAAGTTAATGCTAATACTTCACCTCTTCTTGCCCCTGTGTATAATGATGTATAAATAGCGATTTGCAATTCTTTATCTTCTAAATTTTCTAATGATTCAATAAACATTCTAGTTTCATCATAACTATATAAAACAACTTTCTTTTTAGGTTTTTCTAAATTTTTTGGAATATTGACTCTGTCTGCAACGTTAATTTCTATAAAATCCCATTCAATAGCCTTATTTAATATCGACGAGATTAGCTTTATATCGTTTTTTGCAGTTTTAGATGACAAGTTATATTCTTTAACTAATTTATTAGCAAATTCTTGAACCTGAATCCTTTTAATGCTAGATAATTTCAATCTACCAAACTCATCTAATATATATTTATTTAATCTGTTTTTGTAATCTCTTAATGTGGTTGGAGAAAGGTTATCAGTTGCATATTTATCTATCCACAATTGTGCAAATTCAACAAAGGTAATATTAGATTGTTTCTTAAAATGACCTTTCTCAACTTCTGTAACAAATAAAGCTAATTTTCTACTTGCTTCTGAAGGAGAATCAGCTTTTACAGTTTGACTATATCTTTCTCCTTCATACATATATTCTAAAAAGTAACTATTATTACCTCTTTTTCTCATTGTTCCTGCCATAATAAAACCTCCTACTAATTAAATTCCATTTTTCCTACATATTTTCCAATTATTTTAATAGGTGTAGTTTTATCGTATACTTGTGATTTGAAACTTTCATCATTTGATTGAGGTTCTAATATAACAAAATCATCTTGTTTAGTGAATTTTTTTAGGGTTGCATCATATCCATTTACAAGGACAACAGCGATATCTCCATCATCTACTAAATCTTGTTTGTGAATAAGAGCAAAAGCACCATTTTTGATTATTTTATTCATACTTTCTCCATTGACACGTAAAAAGAAATGCTCTTCTGGATTAACAATTCCCATTAAGTCTGTATCTAATGGCAATCTTCCTTCAATACATTCTTCAGCCCAATTAGGTACTCCTGCTGATATTTGTCCATAAACAGGGCACATATAATATTGAGTATTAGTATTGTTTTTGTTGACATATTTATTATCACTTAATCCAGCAAGCCAAGCAGGATTAACCCCAAAGAAATCTGCTAATCTCACTATTGTGCTTCTTTTAACACCTTTTATTTCTCCACTAGCATACCTTGAAATAGTAGCAGCTTTTTTTCCTACTGCTTCTTCCATATCATTTAAAATATAATTACTATTTTTTATTAATTCTGATAATCTTTGCGAAAAAAGTTCATCCATAGTAAAAACCTCCTATGCACTTATTTTACTATATTTTTTCGCATTACGCAATATTTTATGCAAAAAAAATAAAAAAATTTCGTAAAAAGTATTGACAAAAAAATATAAGTATAGTATATATTACGTAGAACGTAATTACGCAATACGTAATATGGAGGTGATAAAATTAAATGAACGATAAAAGAAAAATAATAGTAAAATTAGAAAGCTATATGAAGTTAAAAAAAATAACAAAACAAGTATTATCAAAAGAGTGGAACAAAAGCGAAGCTTATATATATAGAAGATTTTCAGAGGAAGTAGAATTTAGTTTAACAGACATTATAGATTTAATTGATATTTTAAGCATAACAAGGGAAGAAGCGATTGATATTTTTTTTAATTAAATATTACGCATTACGTAATAAGGAGGAAAAATGACAAACTTATTAACAACAAAACAAGTAATGGAATACTTCCAAGTTAAAGATAGTAGGACAATAATGAAATTTATTAAACAAGGATTAAAAGTTATTCCAATAGGAAGTAAAGATTACAGATTTAAACAAGAAGATGTAGAAGAATTTGCAGAACATTTAAAAGAGCAAGCACAAGAAAAAATAATACAAGAAAATCCAATACCTAGAAAGCACAGAAGTAAGACAACAACTATTGATTTTGAAAAAATCAGAGTAAATAGAGTATTGAATAAAGTTGTATAGAAAGGAAGTGAAACAAATGAAAAGAAAGCTTAAACAAAAAATAGGACAAGCATTAATAGTAATAACATTTCATATTGGAATGTCAGCAATGTTACTTTATGGATTTATGACAGCTACAACATTAAATTAGAAAGGAATCGAGAACATGGACGAAAAGGAAAGAGAAGAAAAACTATATGTAAAATTACCAATATTAATTAGAGAAATTATATTAAGTTCTACTATTCCATTACCGACGAATATAGAACTTGTTATTAGAGAAGTAGAAGAAATAAAAAAAATAACTAATACAGAATGCGAATCTGCATTGAGTTATTTAAAGGATTTAGGAATTACCTAATTGTTTATCTATATAATGAATTATTACTTTAGAGGCAGTTTCACTAATCAAATCAATAGAAATTGATTTAAGAGGATTTAATATATTTTTAGTTTTATTCCAAATACTTATATCTCTTACATTGTCGAGGAATTTATGACCATTCCACGTTATAGAGGAAATAGAAAGTTTAGGAATTGAAATTCCAGAGTAGTAAGTTACTTTACAATTTATAAAACCAGCTTCTTTTAACTTTAAACAAGTATATAGAAAATCTGAGTTTGAATAGCCTTCAAGATATTGCTTATTAGTATATGTATTAGGATCTAATATAAAAACATTAGTGTTGGTTAAATAATATTCGAAATAAAGTAAACTATCTCGAACACAATCCTGATTAAGTCGCAATATAATACACCTCGCTTTCGAGGAAATTATACAACAAATTATACTATTTTACAAGGAAAGGAGATGAAAAGAATGTTCAACAACAAATTAATAAAAACATTAAAAACTACAATTAACAACTTACAAAATGAGCTTGATGAAAAGAAAGCAGTAATAAAAAGTTATCAAGAAGAACATGAAATACTATTAAACAATTCAGCAGAATACAGACAAAAAATAACAGATTTAGAAAACAATATAGAATTATTAGTTAATAATTCAAAAAGTAAAAAAATAAAAGAATTAGTTTCAGATTTCGACAGCCAAAACTAATTCAACAAAAAATAAATTCATATATAAATTCATCTCTACTAATATATTAACACAAAAAAGTAGAGATGTCAAAGGAGAAATTATGGAAGATTATATAGAAAACGATGAAGAAGGAAATATATTCGAATTAATAGCTGAAGAATGTTATTACGATTATATGAGGGAGGAATATTAAAATGAACAATTTAAGTTTATATGAAATAACAAATGCATTTCCAATATTAATGGAAAATGAAGAAATGACAGAAGAAGACAAAAAGAAAGTGGAAGAAGAATTGACTCTTTTATTACAACAAAAAAGCCAAAATGTTATTGGGTATGCAAGAAATATAGAACTAACTATTGAAGCAATGAAAAATGAAGAGAAAAGAATTTCGGATAAAAGAAAACTACTTGAGAATAGAGTAATCAAATTCAAAGAATATGTAAAAGAATGTATGGAGAAAAATGGAATTACAAAGATAGATACAGAGTTAGGAAGTTTAACAATAGCTAAAAATCCAGCTAGTGTGGAGATTATCAATGAAAATGAAATACCAAGTGAATATAAAACAGAGATAGTAACAGTAAAAGTAGATAAAACCAAAATAAAGAACAACTTTAAAGAAACTGGAGAAATACCAAACGGAGTAAATATATTAACAAATAATACAAGTTTAAGAATAAAGTAGGTGCAGGAATGGATTATTTAGATTTAAAAGATAACAAAAATAATTTTTATGGAGGCGATTAAAATGTTAGCAAAAAAGGCAACATTAGATGATGTTAATTTAAAAATAATGGTTTGGGGAGAAAGCGGAAGTGGTAAAAGCAGATTTGCTTTATCTTCTCCAAATCCAATAGTAATAGATTTAGAAGGTAGTACAAGGTTATATGCAGAAGAATTTGATTTTTACAAAGCAGAAGTGGATAAAGCTAATACATTAGCGAGTAATCCAGCAACTTTAACAGTAAATTTATTAAAAGAAATAATAGAAGGTCAATATCCAGATAGAAAAACCTTAGTAGTAGACCCTTTGACAGATTTATTAGATTGCATAGAAGACATAAGCGCTAGAAAATATGAAGAAATGATAGGAAAAAAAGTAAGCGATTTAAATGCAGTACAAAAAACAAAATGGTATGCCTATAGAAGGGAAACAGTAAGAAATGTATTAAATCAATTGAAAGATATACCTATGAATTTGATTTTAATAGCTAGAGCTAAAAATTTATGGGATACAAAAGATGGAAAAATGCAACCAGTTGGACTTACATACGATGCATTAGACATAGTGGAATATTTAATGGACATAGTTATTCAATTAGAAAAAAATGGAGATGAAACAAAGGCAATAGTTAAAAAATCAAGAATAGGAAATTTACCAAAAATATTAGATGTTAAAGATTATTCATCAATAGAAAATGCATTAAAAAATAGTGGCAAGAAATTAGCTGATGAAAATAAGTAGGTGGTACATATGATAGGTACACAAAGAGAAGTAATAAATTGGGCATTAGAGCAAGACAAAGATAAAAAACTAGAGATAAAAATATATAAACCAAAAAGAGGATTAAAAGCTAACGCATATTATTGGGAACTTTTAAATGAATTAGCAAATGTATTAAGACTAGATAACGAAGAATTGCATTTTATATTGCTACAAAAATATGGACAAGTAGAAGTAGTAAGTGTTTTAGCAACAATAGATGTAAGTGGATATTTTAAATATTACACAGAGGCAGGAGAATCAAATTTAAACGGAAAAGATTTTAAACACTACAAAGTATATAAAGGAAGTTCAGAAATGGATTCAAGGGAAATGTCAATTCTTATAGATGGTTTAGTAGGAGAATGTAAAGCACAAGGAATTGAAACAAGACCAGATGAAGAAGTAAAAAGTATGTTAAGGGAGTGGAATAATAAATGAGCAAAAGAAGTAAAGCTTGTGATATTTCACAAAAGGTAAAAGAAATAGTATGGCTAAGGGATAACAAGTGTTGTATATTTTGCGGAAGATATGTACCTAAAACTTGTGCAAATGCTCATTACAAAAAGCGCAGTCAAGGAGGTTTAGGGATTCCAAAAAATGTAGTCACAGCTTGTCCAGAATGTCATTATGAAGAAGACCACGGACAACACACACAAATATATGAAGGTAAGATGAGAGAATACTTACAATCTCAATATGAAGATTGGAATGAAGAAGAATTAATATATAACAAATACAACTTAGGGCAGACATAATAAAGTTTGCCCTTTATTATACGAAAGGAGAAAAAACAATGGCAGAAAAAGAAAGTTTTGTATTCTATAAAAGCTTTTTTGAAGCACTACAAGATTTAAAAGAGAAGGATAGATTAAAAGTATATGATGCAATTTGTGAGTTAGCTTTAAATGGAAACGAAACAGAGCTTACAGGATTAGCAAAAACAATATTTATATTAATTAAACCACAAATCCTTGCAAATACTAAAAGATACGAGAATGGGAAAAAGCGGTGGTAGACCTAAAAAAGAAACCAATGGTTTTAAAAAAGAAAAAACCAATGGTTTTGAAAACAAAGAAACCAAAACAAAACCTAATGTAAATGATAATGTAAATGTAAATGAAAATGAAAATGTAAATGATAATGAAAATGAAAATGCATTAGCTTTATATGATGCTGATGTTGAGAAACTAAATAATACATTTCTTGAAACAATAGGAAGTACAAATCTAAACAATATACAAGAATGTATAAGCTATTTAGATAAATTGACATATGAAGTTATTGAGTATGCTTTAAAGAAAACAGCTAGAAAAGGTGCTAAATGGGATTATGCAATGACTATATTAGACAGCTATGTAGAAAAGAAGCTAGATACAATAGAAAAAGTACAAGCAGATGAAATTGAATTTAAAAATAAAACAGTTAAAACAGAAAATAGAGAAGAAACAGCAGAAGAAATAAACGCAAGAAAAATGAAAGAATTAGAGGAGGCATTAAGAAATGCAAATTAGCGAGTTTATAGAAGCAACATCGAGAATAGAAAGTTACTATGGCAAAGAATACACAACAGAGCAAAGAAGAATAATGTATGAGGAATTAAAGACTATAAATATTGAAAGATATAGACAGTTAATATCTTCAATTATAAGAAAAAGCAAATATTTGCCTAAAGTAGCAGATTTTATTGAAGTAGATAAAGAAGTGCCACGTGAGAAAAAAGAAGAAAACAAAACGACAGAATGTAATATTTGCGGAGGCGAAGGATATGTGTATTACAAAAAAATAATAGGCGAAGGCAGGTTAACTTACAATTATGCTTGTAGATGTATTTGTGAAAATGGATTAAATAATAATCACGAAATACCTACATTTCAGGAATTAGGAATAAAACCAAATGAAGAGATATATGTAAAGGAGTGAATAACAAATGAGTATTTTAACAATGCAAACAAGACACGAAAGTAATGAAAAAACAGAAGAAATAAGACCAATATTATACACTAGAATACTTGCTGTATTAAGTACAGGAGAAACATTGACAGCTAATGAGATTGCTAAAAGAATAAACAATACATGGAAAAGGCAAGATGTACAACCTAGACTTAATGAATTAAGAGATAAGTATTACTTGATAGAAGAAAATGGCAAAAAACATGATTTCGAAACTCACAGAAATGTAACGGCTTATAAATTGAGATAAAGGAGCAAGCTTATGAAATATAATTATCCACCGCTAGAGCGGAATATGTGGAAAATGTAAATACAAATGTGGCAGATGTGAAGATATAAACTTCAAAGGAGTTTGGAGATGTGAATATTACATAGAGGAGGCAAAAGATGGACAAGATAGAGATACCATTTCGACTACCAAGTCTGAATAATTACATAAACGAATGCAGAAAGAATAAATATGCTGGAGCTAATATGAAAAAGAATGTAGAAAAAGATATAGGTTGGTATATAAACTTATTGCCTAAATATGAGAAACCTATAAAAATACATTTTCATTGGATAGAAGAAAACAAAAGGCGAGATTTAGACAATGTATGTTTTGCTAAAAAGTTTATATTAGACAGTATGGTAAAGGCAGGTAAATTAAAAAATGACAATAGAAACTATGTATCAGGATTTATGGATACATTTGAATATGCAAATACAAGTAAAGTGATTTTAGAGATAGAGGAAGTGGATTAATGATAAGAAAATGTAGTATGTGTGGATTATATAAAGATGAAACTGATTTTAGATATATGAAAAAGCAAGATAGATACAATTGTTATTGTAAAGAATGTGAAAAACTATACAACAAAGAATATCAAAGAATTTATAGAGAAAGGAAAAAGAATGAACTGTAAACAATGTGCTAAACAATATATGTGCAATAAAGAAAAATGCACAGGATTAATAAAATGGAGTTCTATAAAGGCTTATGGAATACCAGAAAGAAAGGGGAAAAATTAATATGAGCGATTATGTAAGAAAGAAATGTGTGAGATTTAAAATACCAGAAGAAATAATAGAAAAAATAAAAAAGGAAAATGAAGATTTTTGGAAAGATAGTATTGAAGAATATTACAACAAAGAAGAAAAAATAATTAATACAGAATACAGAAATACTATAAACAACTTAAATATAGGTGGAGGATATAATTTTACTACTGATGAATATGAATTTTATATTGACTACATATTACACGATGAATATGGAGCAAGTAGCGGAGATTTTGAAAGTGTTAGAATGCTGACGCCAAATGAACATAAAAAATACATAGAAATATTTAAGAAGGTAGTTCCAGAT